ACATCTGTTTTATCCATGCTAGTAAGTCTCATCACATAAACATATTTAATAGATGGCTCACACATATTTAGTAACTCTGTTTCTGAAGCGGTTAAAGTAAATCTTATTATTCCTTGTTCACCATCCTCAGAGTCTATTGTAAATGTTTTATCAAATACAATATCAGGATTCCCCTGACTTTTTCTAACTTGGAAGTACAATTTGTACCCAGTCAGATTAATAGGGACTTTATCTGAATCCCTATAAATTATATTAATTGTGTATGTATCTCCCGATATCATACATATATCATAACTATTTTTCATTTAGTTCCTCCTAAATATCAATATATTTAAATCTCTATAAAGAGTTTTAGATCTCCTTATATAGTAAGTCTTGTGTAGGTGACGATAACACTATAATTCGTTGATAGTGTCATAAGACTACCACCTCCACCTCTACTTTGATCACTTTCAACTGTCATGAATGAACCAGTCCATTGAATATGAGATACAGAAAACGTACCTCCAGAGGGCAAGAATACTGTAACTGAATTACTAGGGAAACTAATTGCTATTGTTCCTGTTTGCTTTTCATCAAGATCTGGAAGATTTATGTCTGCCGAAGCTCCATTTATTCTATCGAATGTAACACCTTCAGGAACAACATTATTAGCACCATATCCAGTATCGACCGTTTCAAAAACAACATCATCATCAGTCTTATATGACTGCGGTGTTTTTGTTTCGAGAGCTGTTACTCTATCTTCAAACTCAGAGTTAATCCAATCAACTAGATCTGTAGGTAGTTCTCCGGTAGAAGTTGCTTTGGTACATTTATATTCTATACCTATGTGTAAAACTCTTGAACCTAATACATACTCAGTTAAAACATCCCACTCAGGGATACCATGAGTATTGATGTGATCTAACATTTGTGATGTTTTATTAAGTACGTAGTTAAAATACTGGTATGGGGGTATTTCCGCCTCCCAACCTAATTCGAACTTTGTATCTCCAGGATCAACGGAAACTCCATTTAATCCCCAGATTATATCTAATTTATTTGGCTTTGCCATTTATATCTCCTTATATATAGGTATATTCATACCTTATACCACCTGGTTTGGGTAGTACATCTAACACTTCTAAATAGTTTTTTTGTAACTCACTAATAATTACCTTAAAATCGATTCTAACAAAAGGATCGGTTGGTGTTGTAAATACTTCTACAATCTCAAAGTTACCTACACCAGTAAATCCCATAACATCCACGATAGTATCTATAAGTGATTCAGCTCCGCCTTTAAAATTATTTCGGTGTTCTTTACCAGTTATCATATTTTTATAATCAGGATTTTCAAGCTTAACTATAGTCCCAATCGGTTGATCAATAGATCTAAATATACCACCTATACCTGGATCATTTATATCCCCAAGACCTAGATGTTCAACAGGATTACTTGTAACAGTATCAAGCCCAAAGAATAATACTTCATTAGAATCATAGGATTCTCTAGGTTGAGCTACAAGTAATCCATAAGTATCTAAAGCATCTGTAGTTGCATCTTCAAATAACCTTTTATTTAAAATATCTGAAAATACTACTTCTAACTCATCAAATGGATTAAGTAGAATCTCGATATAATCTTTAAGATTTTGAGATTCACTGTATTGATAAGCTACAGCTTTTTTAATATTATCAATATTTATTATTGGTTCAAAACTCATTCAAACCTCCTTAGAATGTAATAGTTATGTCAATATTAGCATCTAATATTACAGCTAATTCTCCACCATCAATATTTAAATCTACAGTACCTGTAGGAGATGGTGAAAAGCCAATTTTTAATGACTGTACAAAATGAGCGGGAACTGAGTTAATTGGAGTAAATAATCTTGCATAAGATACGTCATCTCCAATTTTATAACCTGTTATAGGATCAGTTGCATATGCAATTATTGCATCTTTAATATCTTGCTCAGAAGGTGCTGATACCGCATCTATTGCTGTTGTTTCTATTTCTATATAGAAAGCAATTTGATCAGGATTATCCCACTTAAATGTTTTATCGAATCCTTGAGAATCTTGAATTATTTGAGATTCAGCACCCTCAGTTTGTATTCCTGGATCTTTCCTAATAAACATCTCTTGCGCAATAAGTACTGATTCTTCCGAAGTTTCATCCCCTTGAATTATTGCCCTAATTGAGTGAGGGGAAATATTAACTCCATCCTGTGAAATAGGTATAGCTGAATCATTCTCATATATCTTAGCTGACAATACTGTTTCAATATTTAGTATTCCAGATCTAATAGCATCTATAGTTGAGACAGCAGGTAAAGCCACTTGAGATGTTCTTCTAGACCTTAATTCTGGGTCTGTCTCATCATTCTGTCCAACATTACCAATTAATTCATTTGTAACACTATCAACTCCGACAATAGGATTATCTAAGAATGTCATTGAAAGTTCAGGTATTTGTGTTTCCCCAACTTCTTGTGCAATAGCTAAAACTTCATAAATACCAAGAGCTATAATCCCTTCAACTAATGTCTCAAACTTGTAACTCACTCCCCCAGTTAAAGCTGGATCAGAACTTACTATAGTTCCTAATGGTATTGTTATTCCATTATCACCTGAGAATTTTAAGTCTACTGTGGTAGCTGTTGCTTTCTTTTTTGTTATATTATTTATTAATGTTAAGTTTTCAAGCGTAACACCTGTTGCTGCATTCGGATTGAATGCATTATAACTATGTTGTGCCACTTCCCAAAGTTGATCAACTGCATCTGCTACAGTTGATATAATTTGCCCCTCTGGACTTTCCGGATCAGTATCTAAATCCTGACCAAACTTAGCATTCATTGAATTTTCTAGTTCTGTAATACTGACTGATTTGGGTTTTCTTTTAAAACCAGTATCAGTTACACCATAATCAGACATCATTAAGCTCCTATATTTATTGTTAAATTATTTATATTCAAATCACCATAAATGGTGTTAATAGAGAATCCAATAGTAAGTTCTCTTTGTGTTGTATCTAAGTCGTAATCAAACCTTAGTAGCTCATTTACGCCTTCCGTATTAATTATCTCAGATTTAAAAATTGAAGCTACTCCAGGAAGATTTACTGGCTTTACAAATATATCTGTAAAGTATGCAATTCCCGCAGTTACATCTAATTGTGATTCTCCTTGAACAAGTTGCAGTTTAGACCTAAGTTTTTGAGCTAAATGATCTGCATTATCTGTTCTTGTAAATGATGTACCTCCAATAATTATATCATTGGTTGCATCAAGCCCAAAACCTTTTGCCATTTATTCCTCCAAATCAGAATCTTCAATGATGATAACTAAACCGTCATCACCTAATCCTGTGAATCCAAAATCCTCAGTGGATTCATTTTTGTTTATACAATATACTCTATTTAATTCTATAGCTGATATTGTAGCTACATCTACTCCAGAAACTAATACAATTCCTGAAGCAACTTCTACACTTTCAATTAATATATCCATAGAATAATATTCGAACCTATCATTCCAGTTAGTAATAAAAGTATAACTTTGGTTATTTATAGTAGTTTCTACTGTATTATTTATTCCTTGTACTAAAGGTATCTGTAACATATTTTACTCCTATTACTTATTTTATAATAAAGATAAACCTGCAATACCTAAACCAGCTAACGCAATTCCGGCTGTAACAAAATCAGCTTCAGTTGGAGTTGTAGTTACTGCTTGTATAGCTCCAGTTGTAAATCCATCAGCCACAAAGATTTCTTCAAAGGTTAACTTAACCCTTAAATTATCTTGTAGATCATTAGGTGCACTAACACTGGAAAGTATCATATTATCATATACAAGTAAACCAGTTTGTAACCTTACAGGTTGTCTTTCATTTTGTAATTCAATTAGTCCTTTAAAAGCATTTCTAGCCCTTTCACCCTTTAATGTCTCAAGAGCTTGTGTAGCAAAATTTGCATCTCCAGGCAATCTATTTGACATCTGTTTTATAAAAGGACTATTTGTTACTATACCATTTACTACAATCTTCATAGGTTGTTTTATAACATAATCCGATATATCAACACCGTATTCAACTGGATGTTTAGTAACTTTAGCTACACTAGTATGCTGTTCACTAATAATTCCATCTAATTGATAAAGAGTATTCCCAACTGTTCTAGTATTTTCACCTAATCGGGTACTTCCAGCTACAGAGGTTAATTGTGTTAATTCTTCGTATTTTCTATATCCTCTAGCAGGTCTAAAGAATATACTTTGTAATGATCCCATTTATTTCTCCTTATCATGTTCCTGGTGTAGGTGCACTTGTAGGTGCTGTAGTAGCTCCTGTTTGAGCAGCTGCTGTACCTGTTGTTGATACTGCAATACCAAGTGGATGCACATGAGTTGTTAAACTTACTGGAACTGTTATATTATTAGCTGAAACTTCACTATCTGCTTTAATCTCACCTTTTACTATTAAGTCTCCTTTAAGAGTCATTCCACTAGAAGACATCGTAAGAGCTATACTTCCATCCCTATTTCTAATCTCAGGTTCACTGGTATTAAAGTTGGGGAGTGAAGAAGCTTTACTTTGAATTCCAACCATAGCTACTGCATCTTTGAAAGATAACTTCCTTTTGTAATTAGAAGGATCTTGAACCCCACCATTCTTTTTCCACTTACCGATTGATCTCTCCATACTGAAAATTAGACATTCATCTCCTTTCTTAACAGGAAAAGTCATGAACCAATCTCCACCGCCTGGAAATACTATTGGAACATTTACCAATAGGGGGCTGTTTTCTGATGTATATGTAATTGTCTCTCTACTTTCAACAGTAATAATCCTCTTAATAGCGGGTTGTATCACTGCTGTTTGATTTTCTGCATCGAAACTTTCGATTACTCCAATTGTTGTTGTATGTACCTTTGCTAACTTACCATCGATAAGTCTTAAAAGGTTTGTAACGGTGGTTCCACCGAATTTTTCTATTAATTTAGGTATCTCTAATATCATTCTATAACCCCGATATCTCACCGTTAAGATCATATTTTATGAATGAATCAATATCTTCTGTAGTTACATTCATAGTCTCAACAGTTATTTGTGTACCTTTATCAATAGCTCCTGAAGACTGTTTCCATAATTCATAATCTTCCCGTTGGTTAGTATTATCATAAGGTGTCCCAAACTGCCCCGACTCAAAACTTGTATTAACTTTATCTCCTACCGTCTTTCCAATCGATATAATACGGTCAGTCATTACTTCTAAAAGCAGTTTGTCACCGCTAATAACATCCAATAAGTCTTCTTTTAAAGCATTACCAACTTCTTTAACTATTGGTTTTTCTCTAAACTCATCAAACCAAGATATTAAGTTTTTGGTACCTTCCATCATAGCATCACCTAAATCATCCACAAATGGCCCCATAATACCACCAAGTTCCTTGGAAGCCTCTCTTAGAGCTGTCGCCATCGTAGCATAACCATTTTCTAGATCATTCAAACCCTCAATATTAACATCTGTGATAAGTACGCTTGAATCTGCCCAAGCTTTTAACCAATCTTCATATTGGTGCCCAAGCTCTAGTTCTTTTAAACCTGATAACCCAAGTCTATCTGCAAAGTTAGAAAAGTTCTCACCTAACTCATTACGGAGATCCCCAAATAATTTAATTGCTTCAATTAAATCACCCTCTTTAAGAGCATCTTTTAAAGCTTCACCTTCACCTTCAGAAACACCAAATGTAGCCATCTCAGTTATCAGGTCTACAAGCTCTTTTTCACCTGTTTGGGTATCAGTAAAACTAAGTCTTTTAGCATCTAGTGACTTTAACATAGAGTTAACGTCTTTACTATCTCCACCAATTTGACCAACAGCATGTTGTAATCTTGCTAGATCTTCAGGATTAACTCCAACTGTAAGACCTAAGTTTATAT